ATCGGTTTATCAAGAATACCTCAATTCATTACAGAAAGGAAAATTACAATGACTAAGCTCAAAGGAATTATCGAAGCAAGAAACGATCTCTATGATAAGAGAAACGCCATTCTCGAAGCCGCGATCGAGGAGGAGCGCCCGCTCACTAAGGAGGAACTCGATCAGGTAGCGGACTACCGCGACCAGATCGAAGCGTATGACGCGACCGTAGAGGAAGCGCGCAAGATCAAGAAGATGGAAGTCGCGAAGACCGCGGACGGCGCGACCGCCGTCATTGACGTCGACGCCGCTGAAAAGCAGGCGGCAGACATCAAGGCTCTGAACGACTATATCCGTTTCAGAAAGGACACGCTCGACACTGACAGCGTCCTCGACGCCGCTTCGGAAATGAAGCAGTCCGGTAACAACGCCGTTATCCCGACGACTATCGCAGACAAGATCATCGAGAAGGTCAAGGAGCTTTCTCCGATCTATAGCATGGCGACAAAGTACAATCAGCCCGGCGATCTGAAGATCACCGTCCTTGACACATCTACCGACGACATCATGATCGAGTTCGTGGACGACGAGCTCGAAACGCCCGATTCTCATGTGCCTTCTTTCAGCACAATCACCCTGGGCGGCTATGTTTACCGCGCGCTCGCGCTCGTCAGCAAGAAGCTGATCAGGAACGCGGCGTTCGACCTGATCACATGGCTCGTCAATTATCTCGCGCGCAAGATCGCGCTGTTCTTCGAGAAAACCCTGATCGGTTCCGCCGATCAGAACGCGAAGGTCAAGGGCGTCCTCGGTTCGTATGACTCTACGAACATGAAGGTCGTGACCGCGGACAAGTCGAAAATTTCCTTCGACGAGCTGATTCAGTTGAAGGCGAAGGTTCCTTCTGCTTATCAGGCGACTTCTGCGTTCATCATGAACAGCAACACCTATCAGGCGATCACTCTGTTGAAGGACGCGAACGGTCGCTATCTGTTGCAGATCGACCCGACCGCGCCTTTCGGCTTCTCGCTTCTCGGTCGTCCTGTTTATCTGACCGAAAATCTCGGCAATCTCGGCACCGCTTCCGCTGACCTGATCATTTACGGCGACTTCTCCGGTCTTGCCGTCAAGGAGCCCGGCGCGTTTGAGGTCGAAGTTCTATACGAAAGATATTCCGACAGCGGAGCCGTCGGTATCAATCTGTGGGGCGAAATCGACTCGAAGGTCGAGGACGTTCAGAAGATCGCGGTCATGGCGGCGAAGGCTTCCTAAGATAACCGCGTTATGAAAGGAGGCTTCCGTCTTGATTGAAGTGAAGAAAGTGTCCGAAATCGGCGTCGAAGAACTCGCTGTATATGTTCACGAAAACATCGACGACGACGGAAGCACATCGAAAGAACTGAAAACGTTTCTATCTTCCGCGATAGCGTTCATCGAGTCGTATATCGGCGAAGGTATCGAATACATAGACAAGTACCCGGAATTCGTGACGGCTGTCTATGTTCTCGTCCAGGATATGCACGATAACCGTACACTGTACCCGGACAGATCGAACCTGAACTACACCGTAAAAAGCATATTGGATATGCACGCGGGGTATGTCGCATGAAGAACGCCGGAAAGTATAACAAGCGGATTGTGATCTGCAAGCCCGACACAAATCAAGACAGTGACGACTTTCTAAAGGTCAACGACCCGAAGACGTTCGTCGCTGTCTTGAAAACGTGGGCGTCTGTGAAAACGACTCGCGGAATGACCGTGATCACTTCGGGCTCTGATTTTGAGAAGGTATACACAAACTTCACGATCAGATACCCGAAGACGGTCAAAATCACTCGGAAAATGCGGGTGATTTATGGTGACAGAGTCTATCACATCGACTACGTCAACAACATCGACGAAGCTGACGACGAACTCGAACTTCAATGCTACGAGGTGACTCAATAATGGCGAAGATGGATTATGAAATGCCGGAAGCGTTAATGGACAAACTCGAAGAACTCGTAGATGATGGCGTTGATAATATGTTTTCGGAAATGGCTGGCGAAGCGGGAAAGATATTGTATTCTGCGATAAAAGAAAATATACGTAAATCTTTCAAAAATCCGGATATTTTTTTACGTCGATGTGTAATCACTAAAGTCTACACCTCGGATAAAGGCGACCCAATCGAAGAAGCAAAATGCGTAAAGATCAGTTTTTTAGGGTATATTCCTGGTTCTCCTAAAACAAAGAATTATCCGAAAGGAACGCCGGTATCTCTCGCCGCCGCCGCGCGTGAATACGGAACCTCAACAGAAGCGAAGCGTCCGTTCATGAGGGTAGCCGTCAGCGGTTCCGCAGGCAAAAGAGCAGTTGAAGAAATGAAAAAGATTCAGGAAAAGTATTTTCCGGAGGATTGAGTATGCAGAAAAACATCGAAGACACTCTGAGTAAAGTTACACTCGGCGAAAAGGTTGTTCCGTTCGCTCGGCTTCACTATACAGGCAAGTCGCCGCTGTTTATCGTTTATTCGATTCTTACAGAATTGCCGGAAGTATGCTCAGATGATACGCCGGAAACATCGGTTGTTACCATCGATATCGACATATACGCGAAAGTTCTTCAAAACCTGATAGAAACAGTCAAATCAGTCAAAATAAGATTTATTGAAGCCGGTTGGACATGGATAGATGATTCTCCCGAAATCTTCGAAAACGAAACCGGCTTCATTCATAGAACAATTACTTTTGAAAAGGAAAGGATGATCAATTCATGGCAACAATCGGTTTAAAAGACCTATATTATTCCATCATCACCGAAAATGATGACGGCGAAGAATCATACGCAACGCCGGTCAAACTCGCCCCCGCCATCTCCGCGGGTCTGACGATCAATAATGATTCCGTCAAACTGTTTGCGGATGACAAGGTCGAAGACGATTTAAAGGAGTTCTCGAACGGAACAATCACCCTCGGTGTTTCTGCTATCAGTGACGCCGTAGCGGCTATTCTGACCGGCTCGACCGTCGACTCAAACGGATGTCTTGTAGACACAGCGGACGACGACGCGCCGTATGTAGCGATCGGCTTCCGCGCGAAGACGTCAAAGGGCAAATATCGTTATGTATGGCTGTACCGCGTCAAGTTTGCCGTACCGAACGACAATTTCGCGACAAAGGGCGAATCTGTACAGTTCACCACACCGACGATCGAGGGCACGATCTACAAGAGGAACAAGCCCGATTCACGCGGTCGCAACCCCTGGCGATATTCTGTCACAGAAGGCGAAGTGGCGGGGTCTGCGTCAACGATCGAAGACTGGTTCGAAGCTGTTCCGGAGCCGAACTTCACTACCAGTCCGTAAGGAGGAACAGACATGAGCGATAATACATATAACACCAAAAATTACACTGAACAGGGCGGCGAGAAGACCGTGATCGATGGTTCTCTCGTCGTCGAAGGGACACTGGAAGTCGCGGACGGCGCCGCTGTATCGGGATTTCCGGTCGCAGACAATCAGCCCGACAGCACAGCGACAACCGTCGAGGGCGTCAAAGATGATCTGAACGCGCTTCTCGCAAAGCTCAAAGCCGCCGGCATTATGAAAGCTGACGAATAAAAAAGGAGAATAAACGATGAATTCATCTGCAACATCTGTAACAATCCTCGGACGTGAATATCCGCTGAAACTCAGTGCAAACGCTATGCAACAGATTAAAAAGCTGTATGGCGGTCTTGCAAAAGCCGGCGCCGCTCTTGCCGGAGAGGACGAAGTTCTCGACAAGATCGAGGTTTCCATCAAACTGATTTCTATTCTCGCGACAGAAGGTGCGAGGGCACATAACTTTGAACACCCCGACGAAGAAAAAATCCCCGATATGCCGGCTGATATTGTCGGAACTGTGCTGACACTTCCTGAGATTAACAGGATGGCGCCCCAGATCGGAAAAGCGATCAACGAAGGGATGGAGCGGAACATCATCAGCGAGGATGATGTAAA